CGAGGACGCCGGAATTTCGTCGGCGCGGCAGTATTCGATCGAGGATGTCTCGCGCATCTACGGCGTCCCCGTGCGGATGCTCGGGATCGAGAGCGAGAACGCGACGCTCGGTAGCCTCGAGTGGACCGCGCGCAGCTACGCGGACTTCTGCCTTTCGCACTGGTTCGAGGCGTGGAAGTCCGAGATCGCGATGAAGCTCTCCGGCGTCGGAACGGAGATCGTGTTCGACACCGACTACCTCACGAAGCCCGGACTCGCCGAGCACTTCGCCGCTCTCCGCACGGGCGTCGAGTCGGGAGTCATCACGAGGAACGAGGCGCGCGAGTGGCTCGAGCTGGATCCGCTTCCCGGCCTCGACGAGCCGATCGTCGCGAAGAACATGGGAACGGGCGGCGGCCAGACCAACATCGGCAACGACACCAGCGCAGGGAGCACCAATGATTTCACGGCGTGACTTCACCGCGACGGAGCAGTCGATCGACGGGCGCACGCTCGCGGGATACGCGGCGGTGTACGGCCAGGAGTCGCGCCAGCTCTCCGAAGGCGGGCGCGTCTTCACGGAGCGGATCGCTCCCGGAGCATTCGACTCGACGCTGTCCGAGCGCGCGGACGTAAAGCTCTACTACAACCACGACGCATCCATGCCGCTCGCGCGGACGCGCTCGGGCACGCTGACGCTCAGGTCGGATCGCAACGGCCTCGCGTTCACCGCGTCGCTCCCCGAGACGACGCTCGGCAACGACGTACGCGCGCTCATCGAGCGCGGCGACCTGAGCGGCGAGATGTCGTTTGGATTCATCGTCGACGAGGACAGCTGGAGCAAGGACCGCTCGCAGCGCCTCGTCAAGCGCGCCCGGCTCATCGAGGTCTCGATCGTGCAGGACGCCGCCTACCCCCAGACCAGTTCGAGCCTGCGGAGCGTCTCCGCGGCCGCCCTCGAGGCCGCGCGCGCGCGGCTCGAGCTTCATTTCCGAAGGATGTCCGACCATGTCTGAAGAGCTTGACCAGATCAACAACCTCACGCACCAGTACCGCAAGCAGCTCGCCGAGATCGAGCGCCGCGCCGGCGCCGCCACCCAGGGCGTCGTCAACGACCCGTTCAAGGTGAACGGCGAGACCCGCGGCATGATCGAGGCCATGGACGCCGACCTGACCGCGCTCGAGATGCGCAAGCAGCTCGCCGAGGCCAATGCCCGCCTCGCCAAGCTCGAGTCGCAGCCGCAGTTCGAGTCCCGCGCCGTCGCGACCCGCGCCCAGGACGACGGCGTCGCGATGTCCTACCGTTGGCTCAAGGCGGTCTACAACAACGACACCGCCGAGCTCCGCGTCCTCAGCAAGTCGACCACGAACGCCCCCGTTCCTGTCGACATGGAGCGCCGCATCCTCAACAAGATGTACCAGGCGAGCGTCCTGCGCCAGATCTCCAACGTCCAGACGATCAACTCGAACCGCACGCTGACCGTCGAGGCGAGCACGCCGGCGGCCGCGGTGGTCGCCGAAAACGGCAGCATCAGCGCTTCCGACTTCACCTTTGACGCCGTCTCGATCGTCCCGCGCAAGATCGTCGCGGCGAACACCATGACGCAGGAGTTCATCGACGACTCGATCGGAAGCGGCGACATCGGCACCGTGGTCGACTGGGCCGCGGAGCGCTTCGGCGTCGCGCTCGCCCGCAAGTGCGACCAGGTGTTCACCATCGGCGAGCCTGGCGCAGCGACTCCCGAGCCGCAGGGCATCGGCTCATGCTCCTCGAACACGTGGGCGAGCACCAACAGCGGCCGAATCATCAACCAGGGCGTCGGCCTCTCCGAGGACCAGACGGTCGCCAACATCACCGTCGACAACATCTTCGACGTGTACCACACGGTCGCGCCGCAGTACCGCGCCTCGCCGCGCTTCCGCGTCCTGACCTCGGATGCGTGCATCAAGGCGATCCGCAAGCTGAAGGCCAACAGCGAGTACATCTGGCAGCCGATGGGCGTCAACAACGCGAACACGCTGGCGGCGCCTGCTCCGGGAACGATCCTGGGCACGCCGTACTCGATCGGCGAGTACGTGCCGTCCACCGCCGCGCAGACCGCGACCGGAGCCAACATGCGCGGCTCGGCGCTGTTCATCGTCGGCGACTTCTCGTATTTCGGCATCTTCGACCGCGTCGGCCTCAACACGATGCTCGACCCGTACTCGGGCGCCGCGAACATGCGCACCACGCTCTACGTGTGGCTCCGCACCGACTCGAAGATCCTCCTTCCCGAGGCCTTCGCCGCGATCTACTCGCCGAACGCGAGCTGATGCATCTCCACTCCTCGGACCTGGCGCGCGAAAGCGCGCCTAGGTCTTTTCCATGGCAATCACGACCGCCACCGTGAAGACCGCGCTGCGGATCGACTACACCGACGACGATGCGGAGTTCACCCGCCTCATCGCCGCGGCGGTGGCGTGGGTCGAGCGGTACACCAACGTCGGGCTCTCGAGCGCGACGCGCACGCTGAAGCTCGCGTCGTGGTCGGAGGCGGTGCTCCCCGTCGATCCGTTCGTCTCCCTCACGAGCGTCACCTACTACAACGGATCGAACGCGCTCACGACGATGCCGTCGACGGACTACTGGGTCGACCAGACGGGCGACCTCCCGCGCATCCGCTTCCTCGACGCGCCTTCGATCTACGAGGGAACCCAGATAACGGTCACCTATGTGGCCGGGCACGCGACCGAGCCCGCCGACATGGTGCAGGCGGTGATCTCGATCGTCGGCGCCTGGTACAACAATCCGGAGGCCACGCAACCCGTGCCGCTGTCCGTGGTCCCGATGGGAGCCATGTACCTCCTCGAGCACTACAAGGTGAAGGGGCCGCTCTCATGATCTCCGCCGGCCGTACGAGGTTCGTGGCGACGGTTTACGCGGCGAGCCAGTTCACCGACAGCTTCGGGCGCCGGAACCAGACGTACACGTCGTCCGGGACCATGCGCGTCGACGTTCGCGAAGGCATGCCGGCCGAGCAACCATACGTAGACGGCGTCGCGGTCGTCGCGAGTTACGAGCTCCGGTGCCGGTGGCCGAACATCGCCAGGCTCTCCGTGAACCCGCTCTCGCGGATCTCTGTCCGCGGGAAGACGCTGCGCATCTCAGGCATCCGCAATCTCGAGCAGGCGAATCGCGTCGCCGTGATCGACTGCGTGGAGGTGGCCTGATGCCTGCAAGCAACCTGCTCTCGGAGGCCGTGCTCGCGATCGTGGACTATACGATCGCCGAAGACCGGGTGCACGTCGGATCGAGGCTCCAGAGCGGCGCGCTCCCCGCGGTCGTCATCGAGCAGATTTCATCCGAACGCGCCACGATCGGAGCCGCGGGCGCCGCAGGCACCGTGCGGCACCAGTGGAGGCTGAGCGCCATCGCTTCCGACATGATCGTCGCCAGGGATCTCGCGAAGAACGCCGCAGACTATGCCGTATTCAACATGAGTTCCGGCGGATACACCACGTACCGCGTGTCTGAGGTCCTCGTCGAGGAGCCGCAGTCAGGCGAGGGCGACGAGCAGGAGCCCGCGACCGCATCCCTCACGCTCGAGACGCTTTTCCCGGAGTAGAAACATGGCATCACCAACGACCGCAGCAAGCTTCAAGGTGGCCGCAACCACGATCGCGGAGGTCGCGTCCGCGAGCTTCTCGCTCACGCGGCAGTCGATCGACGTCACGCCGCTCGGAAACACGCACCGCCACCACGAGCCGGGGATAATCGAGGGCACGGCCACGATCGAGCTCTTCTACAACTCCACGGACCACGCGACCATGATGGCGAACTTCGAATCAGGAGCCGTCCTCAACGAAGCCGAGATCGTCTGGGAGAGCGGGAAAAGCGTGAAGGGGAAGGCGCTGATTCAGGACTGGAGCATGACGCTCGCTCCGAACGGCGTCGCCCAGGCGACGATCACGCTCATCTTCACCCAGAACGCGATGACGATCACCGAATGATCGACGCCCTCCTCGCACGCCCTCTGTCGATCGAGTTCCGGGGCGAGCCCGTGAGGCTCCGGAGGCCGACCGTCGCCGACCTCGTCGCGGCGATCGACGCGCAGTCGCGCGGCGAGAACATGACCGCGTGGTACATCGCCGCGCACGTCCTCGCCGCCGACGGGTCGCTCGCATACTCGGTCGACCAGGCGAAGCAGCTGCACGCGCCGGCGTCGATCGCGCTCGTGCGCGACCACATCGAGCCGCTCTACGCGGAGGGCTTGGACTAGGATCGGCCGCGCGCGAGCTCCTGCGCGCGGCCGTCACCGAATGGAGCCTCGAGACTCCGCTCGCCGCGTGGCTTGCGGCGAACGGACACAAGGGACTCTCCCATGACATCGCCGCGAGGTTCAACAAATAGGAAGTTCGCGGTGGCGGCGCACATCGACGCCGCGGCCGTGAAGCGGATCAACTCCGCGCTCCTGAACCTCGGCCAGAAGGAAGCGGGGCTCGCCATGCGGCGCGGCTTCACGAAGTGGAGCCGGTTCGCGAAGGCGGCCCTCGCCGCCGCCGCGCCGATGGGGCGCGAGACTGCGACCGAGTACGTGCGCGGGAGCGTCCGTCCGAACGTGCACCTGAAGTTCAACGTCCAAACCCGCGTCCGCGGATTCCGCAAGGGTCTCGTACAGTGGGTCGCCGTCGGCATCAAGGAGATCCCCGGCTCGTACCTGACGCCGCACTGGTATCTCCGCTGGGTGGAGAACGGCCACCTCATCGTCCGCGCCGTCGCCCCCGGCGAGCCGACGAAGATGAAGAAGGACGCCGACGGCGTCTCTCGGTACAACCCGAACTACTACTCGGAACACGCGGCCTGGACGGAGCGGAACCGCACGGAGATCTGGCGCCTTCGCGGCCGCGGGCTCCTGACCGCGCGCGGAAAGAAGATCGTCGGACGCAGCGGCGGGACGAAGTTCGTCTCGAGGACGGCGCCGATCGTCACCGCGCAGGCCGAGCGGTACATCATGCCCGAGATCGAGAAGGAGCTCCGGAAGGTGTGACATGGCGAAAGTCTCGAAGATCAACATCGCGATCACGGGCGACTCGAAGGGCCTCGCCGCCGCCACGGACGCCGCGACCCGCGAGCTCCGCAGGCTCGAGGCGCAGACGGAGCGGGTCACGAAGCGCATGGCCGCCTCGCAGAAGACGCTCACGAAGACGGGCGAGGCCATGGCGAAGCTAGGCGCCTCGTCGAAGGCTCTCGGGGCCGTGAGCGGCGTGCTCGGGCTCAGCCAGATCGCGATCGGTGGCGGCGCGCTCGGTGTAGGCGCGATCGCCGGCGCCGCTTCGATCGGCGGCGTCGCCGCCGCCGTGAGCGCGGGACAGCAGATCGCGGACCTCACGCAGCGCGCCGCGAAGGCGATCGAGGACGTGCGGATGGACGCGCGCAAGCGCATCGAGGAGCAGGGATTCTCCGCGCAGCTCGCGCAGGCGATCGCAAGCCGTGGCGGACCGTTCAAGACGGCAGGCCAGCAGCTCGGCGTATGGGACTCGTTCTTCGCCGGCCTCGCGTCCACGCGCGGCGGGCAGTCGCTATCGACGCTGTCGGCGGCGGCGGCATCGACCGCGACGGCCGCGGGCGTCGTGCTCGGCGGCGGGGGAGTCGCCCAGGCGGCGCAGCTCGGAGGCGCGCAGCTCTCGTCGGGCGACGCCGCGCAGAACGCGCAGACGATGATCCAGATGAACCAGCT